GAAGTGTTCTAGCAGCAGATGTATAAAGTGTACCAGCAATTACAATTGCCTCTGAAGTAGCAGGGCCACCAACAACACCAGCAGTTACGCTAGTGCTTACAAAAGCATTAGCTCCATGACCATGAGAGTTCTGGATGATATACAGTGGTGCATTAGCAGTCCACGTTACAGCAGAACCACCATCATCAAGTATAGCTTCTTCATCAATAATTTGACCTCCACCAGCGGAAGTACCAAGATCAAAGTCAAGATCATCTCCGCTGCTACCGCCTGTAACAATATTACCTGCTGGTATAGCAATAAGGTTGCGAATAATTGTATCTGCTGGTTGAGTAAAAGAAACATCTACGTTTGTACTGTGTGTAACTGCAATAGTTCCTGTAGTTACAGAAGTCCAAGAATGTACAAGATTATCTGCTATCTCTCTTACATCTGCTGTTCTAGCAGAATTTCTACCTGTGTCTCTAACATTATATACTGGATTTGCCATTCTAGTTTCCTCGATTGTGTTATTAAATTATTTTACTAATAGCCAAATGTGCTATCAGCCGGGGTGTAAGCCTGTTCCAAATGTAGATTTCTTATTCTGCTAAATGAATCTTGTATTTTTGGTCTAGACATTATTAAATACCTTAAAGCATCATACGCATGGTCAGACGCTTTGGTATCTACATCTTCAGGATTGTTTTTATCCAGAGGGATACTTTGAAGTTCGCGTATCAGATTAGGACAATTATTAAATATTTGTAGTTTTGGTCTGCCGCTTTGCTGTAACTTCAAGTATTCGTGAATTTGTATTTTACCCTGAATTCTGTTTTTATCAGCCCTACGAAGCTTATGACCTGCACGAACTAGTGTCTCTCCTACCGTAGGGCCAGTTGTTCCTGTCCTATTCCAACAAGCTGTATCTAAAACTCCTGCTACAGAAAAAGGATCTTCTAGTTCCATTTCGGTTAGAAGTTCTCCTAATTCACTACCAGTTAAATTTTTACGATATAGCTCCCTGTAAATAATTAAAGTTCCGTCTGTGCTGTCCATTGCTCCCCATACACACGCACTTTCAGAAGCATAACCATAGTCTATTCCTTTTACTCTTTCCCAATTAACAGGAATTTCAAAAGGAGGAATAACGTGTTGCTCAAAATCAAACTCTGTAAATGCTGCTCCCTCTGCTACATCCCAATTACCTTCTAGTAACTGCTTACGTTGAGTAGGAGGCAACGCATTTAACATCTGTTCGTATCTGCCATCTTCAGCAAGATACGGATTATCTTCTAATTTAGCTGGTATAAACTTTCTACTTAATCCGTCAGAACCAGTAAAACTTTCATTAGAAGGATAAGGATCTACATATCTCTTCTTTACCCAGTTAGAACCAACACCTCCGGGGTTAGCCGTGCATCTCATATACGGAACTATTTTTGAATCTGTTGTCCGTAGTCGAGATGCTAAATAATTCCAACTAAACTCTGTAGGTAAATGAGTTATCTCATCAAAGCCTATCCAAGAATAAGCTTGTCCCTGATACCTGTAAACATCTGCATCTCTTTCAAGGAATCCAAACTCTACTTTAGACCCTGAAGGGAATGTCCAAACCTTTTCTACTTCCCTAAACTTACAACCGGGAAAAGCCCTTGGATATAACTCTCTAGACTTATCGATTAGTTCTCTTAACTCTGGCATTGAGCGTCTAAGTATTAACGCCCTGTGTGCGCCCCTGTGAGCGTATCTAAGGGGATCTACGAGCATGGCATAGGATTTACCTCCACCTGCTGCTCCACCGTACAATACGTCCGTTTCTGGGGCTGCTAAGAAGTCTGTCTGTGGGCCTTCGTTTGGCTGAAAGATAACTTCTTTATTATTAAATTCTTCTTGTACTGATTCAGGAAGCTTTTCTACTTCTGCTAAATCAATTACTTTACCTTCTGTTGTTTTTAAATCTACTGGCTCATCTAACTTAGATTGTAGTTTGGTTTGTCTTCTTATTGTACTCTTAACTACTGCCAGTTTCTTTTCTAGTTTTTCTTCTTGTTTTAGTTTAGTTCTAAGAGAGCGTTGTGCTGCTTTCTTCTTTTTAACTGATTCTTTATATTCATAAGGTCTGCGAGGTTTAGCAATACCTAAATCTATTTTTTCTTGACGAACATAGTTACTGATTGTCTGATGTGAAATAGTAGAACCTTTGCAAATACTTTCTATTATTTCTTTTGCTTCTCTGTAACTAGCTACCTTTCCTGATATAACACCCTCTACTGTATCTTTAAGAGCCTCTATATGTTCAGGTATAGCTTCATAACAAGACTTATCTTCTGCAACTACATACCCAAAAGGAACACTTCCTGCCTTTATAGGCTTAGTTAAAGGTAAGTCCACTAAGCTTCCTCTAATTGACCTTCATAAGTATTTACTGTTTTAGCAGGTAATATAAATAGACTTCCTGCATCAGTATCTACATTATGGTTAATATCAAGCCTATCTGTTTTAGAAACACCTACTCTATCTAGTATAGTTTGTGCCGCTTGTAGTTTAGTATTGACTTGAGGTATTGCTTCGTCTGAGTTCATTACTTCTACTAGTTTAAAAGCGGCTTGAGGTGCAGATTGAGCAAGAATATGAGAGGCTAAGTCTATCACTTCTGTTTGTAAGCTTCGCAATACTTGTGGATAACTTCCTTCGGCATATCCTGCAAGCTCTGCTGCACGTTTAGGATCACCCCCTGTATGTAAAAGGCTGTCCAAAAAAACCTGTTGTTTTTCTGTTAACTCTCTATCTTTACTAGGTCTAGAATCTTTAGGTATAAATTTCGATATATGTCCCATAAGTTAACATTATACACATAGATTAAGAAAATGTCAAGAAGTACTTGACAAGGTTAACAATCAAGTGTATAATATTTAGAATATTTCCAATAGTATTTTACTATTCAGAATAAATTTTATATATATATTTAAATATTAATTCAAAATATTCTTAATACTATTTTGAATATTTTGAATATTCCCCCTCTAGCGTCCCAAATCTGCTTAATAAATAACCAATATGTTAGTGAGTACTAACTAACTATTAATAATTATGTAAGTGTTCACTAACTATTTGTATGCTTTACAATTGGAAAATAGTGCAAAATATTTGAGAATGCCTTTCTACTACCCCCCACCCCCTACGGCCACCTGCCCACCCCCATTCGCTATTGAGAATGATTTTCACTATTGAGAATATTCACAATAGAGAATGATTTTCACTATTGAGAATATTGTTCAATTCTCATTTCTGAGAAAATCTATTCGCAATATTTAAAATTTGAATAATATTCAAACCTGAGAAGTTCGGGAATTTGAATATTGTTCAAACCTGAGAAGTTCAGGAATTTGAATATTGTTCAAACCTGAGAAGTTCGGGAATTTGAACAATATTCAAAATATTCCCAAGATTTACAATAGGCCAGCCAGTTTTAAATATTCAGAATAGTCAGCAATTTTCAACATGGTCTGGGCCATATTCAACAGATTCCCAAGCTTTTAAATCATCCGATAGACTGCCATTTTTTCAGTCAGGTAGAACTAGAATCTACATTAACTTTGTGCCGTAAGTAGAATTTTGGAAAAATGCCGATTTTCCGCGTATGCCACGAAAAAAAGTTTTTAATAGCGTGGTATGGGTTTCTGATAAAGTCGCTTAAAACGGCCTTAAACGGCCTTCTAGGGGCATGTGGATAACTTTTAGCTCAAAAAAAAACCTAATAAAAACGGGGACTTACAAAAGGCAAAAATCACCAGAAAAAAGTGATTTATTAAGAATGTCTCGCAAGTCTTTGTTTTTATTGTGTTTTATTTATCCTTATAAATCAGGCACTTAGCACTTATCCACAGGCTGAAAAAGTTATCCACAAATCTGCCTACTATATACCTATGAAATGATAATATTACATTTTGGTATAAACTTATTTTAAATCATAAATACAAAGCATTGGATCTTATCTGCCAATCTCTTAAGATGGCTACTAGTGAGATGTTATTTCAAATCTTGCAAGGTTCAAAGTGGAGATGAGGCGAGGATCAATCAGCGCCAAAACATAGAGAACCTAGTTTCCAGAAACAGTTGGTATGCGGTGATGTTTGTCCCTCAATTGCGCGGCTGGAAATGAGAGTCGAGAGACTTGCGGTAGCAGATTGCCGAAAATGCCATCACTGTTAATTACTGGGTATTGTCCGAGAAGTTATGCCGTACCAAGTAAGGCGAGTCTTTCAAATGAGCGCACACGCTTCTTTTTAGAATGGTATCATTGGATGCTGATTTTATACGCTAGGATGGCTATGAATCAGTAGGTCAAGAAGTACTAATCAGTAATGGTCGTGTATATGTTCACGAATGAGAGATAGTGTCGGCATTGTCTACGCTTATTATTTCAAACTCTTTTTTTTAATAGTCGGCTAATGGCTTTCTCAAATATTGGCGGCATGGATTGCATACTCGCAACGCGATATCGCTTGCATTGTCTCTCGTTCACTTCTTTAAATCACTTCAATATGATCACTATTATTTTTTAATTCAATTTTTTTTGTGGGAGCAAAAAACTATGTCTAATTTAAATAACTTCAAAAAACGTGTTCAAACTATTGTAAAAAGTGCTACATCTGTACGGGATAAAATCCAAGCAGAATTGGTGTTATCTTTTGAGCAATACGCAGAACATGGCAACACGCAATTTTTGGCAATTCTTTTGAATGCAGTTAACAGCACTCGCACGTTGCCAATGAATCAAGTTTTGCGGTACATTACAGCGCACGTTAATGTATCAGTAAAGAATGACAAGAAAACCAACACGCTGACAATCAAGAAGGTTAGCAAAAATGCGGCAATCGAATACAACGTGCCAACTGTTAACTGGTACGAATTCGGCAACGCTACAAAAGTAACAGATTTTGATCTGCAAAAATCGTTACAGTCTGTTTTGAATAACTACCAAAATGCATTAACAAAACAAGAGCGCAAGATAATCAATAAGCATAATTCCGATAAACTCGCTGCTATTGTCAAGAGCGCAATAGATAACTTGAAAGCAGCATCTTAATCTAGAAACTACATTAACAATAGTGATCATGTTCAAGTGATTTGAAAAATCAGATTTCACTTGTACAGGATAAATGTTTGTTTTTTTTGGAGGTATATTTTATGGCAACAACAAATCGGAATGAATCCGTCCACTGTTCGCACTGTCAACGCGAATGGAAGGCATACGAATTAGAGATGACAGGAGTAGACCTAGAATCTACGTTAAAAGATTTCTCTATCTATGGGTGCGGATACGATATTCAAGTAGAGTGCAGGGATGGTCGAGCAATATTAGACTTTGATTTATATCTTGAGGAGTAAACTGTAATGAGTAAGCGACAATTAAAATCTTTAGCTAGACGCAAGAAGTTTCAAAAGATTAGGAATATTCGCAAGGTTAACAGGAGGATCAGAGCAAGGGAGGAAAGGTTAGAGGGAGGCGAGTAAGTAGAAAATAGTGCATCTATAAATGACATAGGTGTACTATCTTATATTTATTTGTTGGAGGAAGGCCAATGCATTGAATAGGGAAAATCCCAGTTAAACCGCATACGACTTACCTATTTGAGTCAATATTAAGTGTGCTATGGGATCGGTTAAGAAAAATAGGTCTTGTATCAGAAAGATGGTAGCACCTAAAGCTGCGATACAAGGTTGACAGAAGCAGGAGGGGCTGGCCTCCTTAAAAAGGTGCAGAATATAGAGGACTGTCGCGCAGTCCAATTTACTTTAAGTGGGAGCGATAAGTCTATGAACTGTCAGCATAAATTTGTTTCTGGTATTGCTATTGAAAATAAGTTTACGGATGGTAGGACTACCGATAGCAAGCGTTGGAAAAAGGGTGAGGCATTGCATAGAACTAATCAGTATCGGTTAGTTTATGTCTCAAAATGTAGCAAGTGCGGAGCATCAAAATGAATAAGAAACACAGAAAAGAAGTGTATGATTTTTTCAATGAGGTAGGACAGAAGTTTTTTGTAGTTGGGATTGTTTACATTTTGTTAGCAGTTGCATATGGTTTGACCATAAGTTACAGTCTGGCTAATTAGTAAACACACAGGAGATAAAGAATGAAAAAGAAAGCATTACTCGACACAACAGGAGGCAATACCAAGCTTGCTAAAGGGATGAAAGACGAGCTAATCAGAATAGCAGGCCTGTCTCTTCAGCCTAATAAAAAGCTTTGTCCTATGCAGGATATTGCCGACTGCAAAAGGGCTTGTCTATACTTTTCTGGCAGAGGACATATGCAGAATGTAATCAACGCAAGAAGAGAAAAGACAGAGTACTTAGAAAACTACAGGTCTGAATTCATAGATCAACTATGTGGTGAGTTGCATAAGTTTGAGAAGCTTTGCAAGAGAACAAACGTGAAGCCATACGTCAGACTAAATGTGTTAAGCGATGTCCAATGGGAGTTACCTGCTTATGGTTCTATACCTGACACATTCCCAGATCTTAATTTCTATGACTACACTAAACTGTCAAAGAGACTCACCAAAACCCCAAAGAATTATCAACTGATGTTCAGTTATTCCAAAGCTTCAGCCTATCAGAAGTATGTACAAGAAGCCTTAGAAACTAACGTGCCTATGTCGGTTGTATTTTCAGACGATAACTTTCCTACAGATTTCTTAGGTAGACCTGTACATAATGGGGATGATAGTGATATACTAAATCTAGAAAAGTATGGGGAGATAAACGGATTGAAATACAAGAATCCAAATGGTCAAGGTATTGATCCACTTGATGTTGAACTAGTAGTGGACACTAACTTAATAGCAATCGCTGCTTAAAAAGATTGCTCCTCGACATCCTGAGTAAGATGGTATAAACTGCTCTAATATATTAGGAGATATGATGACATGAAAATAGTAAAGCGCAGTGGTTGGTATGAAGATAACGGAAAGACTAGAGTTATTGAAGAGACTAATGAGAAAGGTTTAGTATCTGTACTTAAACAGTATGATGCTGATGCTATCTTTAATAAAAATATTAGAAGAGCTTTCTTACCTAAAGACAATAGTAAACTAAAGTTATTCTTACATATGTTTTTAGCTTACTCTAGTTTTGCAATGATGGTATTAACTTATATTATATTAGGAGAAAACTTATGAATAGAGCGATACACAGAGTACGAGAATTAAATTTAGATATCACTTCCAACACTATTGATATCGAAATTTCTTATGACGATAGGCATTTTAATTCAGCAACCATAGCGTTAGATGTTGTTGAGCGTTTCCCTGAGTTAAACTGGACTATTGTTAGGGATATCATCGAAGCTGCTGATGAGCTACGATTAACAGAGGCAGCTATTGAGACTCTGTTTTATCACGATGATGGTTGTGATATTAAAGTAATTAAGGGTGAAGATACCTTATTCACTCACAAAGCAGGAAAGGAGAAAAGTTCATGAATGTATTAGTTGCGTGTGAGTATAGTGGTGTAGTCAGGGAGGCTTTCAGGCTTAGAGGTCACTATGCTTTATCAAATGATTTACTACCTGCTGATGATGGTAGTTCCTATCACATACAAGGTGATTGTTTTGATGCGATAGATGCAGTCAGGCATTGGGATCTTATAATTATGCATCCACCTTGTACTGCTTTAGCTGTTAGCGGTAATGCTTGGTATGGTAAAGGTATGCCCAAGAATGCTGAAAGACATAAAGCTATAAGTTGGACTACTAAGTTATGGACTTATGCTAGAGCTAAAGCTACTTATGTTTGCATGGAAAATCCAGTAGGTGTATTACCTTTTAAGCCTAGCCAGTATGTACAGCCCTATCAGTTCGGGCATCCAGAGTCTAAGAAGACAGGCTTATGGTTGCATAATTTACCACCCCTAAAAGACACATATAATTGTAAAGAAAAACACGATGCATTGCCTCGTAACAAGCGTATGCGTCTGCATTATCTGCCGCCTAGTAAGGATCGTTGGAAGATTAGATCCACTACCTTTCAAGGTATTGCTGATGCTATGGCTAGTCAATGGGGACAACAGCCTTTAATTAATTACGGAGCATAGTTACTATGGATAGCTGCTGTAATAAACCTAATGATTATTATACAGAAGATCACTTTGATATCGTGCAGTATGGCGATAGAAATGTACGGATTGAATATATAACTTATCATTGTAATGTTTGCGGAAAAGAACTAGACTACGAGGATTTAGACCATGAAGATATATAGAAAGTCATTCGTAACTGGCAGGACTAATTGTATGGATATTGACATAACGCCTCTCCAGTATAGAGATTGGAGGTTAGGCGCTCTTATACAAGATGTAATGCCTCACATATCTGCTGACGAAAGAGAGTTCATAATCAGCGGAACAACTAAGGAAGATTGGGAAACTATGAGTTCATTCTGTAAGGAGGATCGTTATGCCTAAGTACAAAGTAAAAATCAGATTAGATACCTGTGAGTACTACGAAATAGAAGCACCCAACGAATCTATGGCAGAGGCTGAAGGGTGGGATAAATTTTCTAAACAATATAATGACTGTATTAATCATTACTGTATTGATATTAGTAGTGAGCTTGCAGATCCTGAAGATGATCCAACACAATATATAGGGCATCACTAATGAGTAAGTATAAGAAGCATACTAAAAGGTTTGTAGGAGATCATCATATTCTAAAGTATGGTGAGCATTACACAATGAAAGAGTATGCGAAAGCCTTGGGGATATCTATAGAAGCAATGAGGAATAGAGTAGGGAGGTACGAGGAAGTAACTAATGTTGCTCTGCATCCTTACAGTATTGCGAATGCTAAAAGATGTGAAACTAAAGTAGAAGTCTTTAGCCAGAAGTGGTTAAGAAAGAAATTAATTTAATAAGGAGGTGACATGGTAAAGGAAGTGGAAGTAGATTGGATGGCAGTAGCTATCAAACTCGTACTTAAAGGCGATGATCTAAAAGCAGGACAAGCCTTTGAGAAAGCAATTCAACAAGTCAAGGAGAAGCAACATGAAAAGAGACAAAAATTTCTCGCGGTATGTGCTACATCAAATACCAAACACTGAGGAAGGTAAGTTACTAGTTCTTTTATTAAAGAAGTACTTGAACAGTGATAGGTATAAGGTAAGAGTAAGGGGTCAAGGGTTGGTCGAAGGTGAAGATTGGAGGCAGTACACTAGAGGCGCACCTCTTGATAAGTCTACGCATCTCCGGGTTTATGTCGATGATAAGCTTCATTCAACAAAAAGCTCTACTTCTTGTGGTATTAGTTCTTGGAGAGATGCTGTATGAAAAAGTGTAGTTCTTGTGATAACAAAGCCGACGCAATAGATAATGCTAAATACTATTGTGCTAAATGCTGGATTAAATTTAGATTAACTTGGTTTAAACGAGAACAGCTAGGTAAACATTCACGAAATAAATAGTGGGTATAACTTGTGTTGATAAATAAAGTATGCTACCCTCTTATTCTAAATTAAAAGACAACAATATATATATAAAATAAAGGAGAAATATTATGTTAAATATTGTTAAGGCAGTACACCCACTGGAGGCGATAGAACCACCTTCTATTGTTAACACAGTGATTGAATCACGCCCTATGTATTACCCAGATAGTGAGGGGTTACTTACATTAGATACAGACAGGAGAGGTTTGTTTGTTAAAGGTGAGGGAAGTCCACCTATAAATGTAGTTAAGCCTAGCTATAATTTTAAGGGAGCGCAGTACGGTGATTTGTATGGTGCTATGGTTAATGTGTGCAAGCACTCAGGAATAGATTGTACAGGTGCAACTGTCAATTCTAATATGACCCCTGATGGTTCAAAAGGTTTTATTACGATTACTCTACCTGAGTATACGATAGAGACTGCCAAAGGAGATGAAAGCCAGTTTCAAATAACAGGAAGGACATCTTTTGATGGTAGTTGGTGCGTTGTTCTACAAGTGGGTGCAGTCAGGATAGTATGTACAAATGGTCAAGTCTTTGTAGATAACTTCTCGATGTACAAGTCCAAGCATACAATTAGTATGTCACCAGAACACGCTCAACGTAAGCTTGCTGCTGCTCTAACTACTTATCAGCATGAGGCAGAGCGTTGGAAGCACTGGACTAAGCAATCTATTACAGACAGAGAGGCTTACAATGTATTTGCACTGGCAGCTAAGTGTAGGTTTGTTTTGAGTAAGCCTGACTTATCTATACTAGAACTAATGGAAGAACCAGAAGTGTATCGTAACAAGGCTCTTGGTTATATGTGGAATCAATATGTAACACAAGAGCGAAGGACGTTAGGCTCTACTCATTGGGCTGCTTTCAATGCAATGACTCACTGGAGTACACACGCCCCGGCTGCTAAGAAATCAGCAGAGGGTTCATTGTTAACTATCAAGGCGAAGCGACATGACTCAGTACGAGATGCAGTTGTACGCCTTGCAGCATAATCAAAGGAGGTTTGTATGAGTCAGGTTGATGCTAATGCTGAATTTCTGATTCAACTTGACGATTGGTGGGCGCAGTTGTGGGTAATGCGAATAGGCACTACCCCTCCTGCTGATACAGTCAAGTTTAATTTCTTTACCTTTGTTAAGATGGCTTGTTCAGAGGTAGATGATTGGAGACTAGAAGATACTACATTGTCAGCACTATTCTCTCAATTTATAGAGGAACAAAATAATGTCAGATAATACTTTTGTTTTTACCAAAGAAGAGTATAATGCATTTTTATCTTCTAAGTATTACGGTATGTTATACAAAGATAAATGCACTTTAACGGTTTCTCCTGAGACAAGAAGGGAGGAATATGTAAATGTCGAAGTAGGTCAAGGGATTGATCTGGATTTCTTGAGCGATGTTTACACTCCCTTCCTTGTCGAGTATCATAAGAAACTAAATTCAAACCCAAACCAAAAGGAGCTTTTTTAATATGGCTAATTCTAATGTTATAAAAGGACAGATTTATTTTCCTCACTTGTACGAACCTAACCCTTCATTCGATAAGAAGAGTTACTGGTATGAATTGTTTCTTGCTGTTTCAGATAAAGACTTTGAAAACTTAAAGCAGCAAGGAATAAGTGATGTCTTCTTGTTTGAACCCGGAGTAAAGAAGTATACTCCTGATCCTATTGTCAAAATTGCTACATGGGCAAATAACTCAGATGGCTCTCCTACTCAGCCACCTAGAGTAGTAGACGAAGACCGCAATATATTGTCAGAGTGTGACATAGGTAATGGTTCTACTGTGAGAGTCCAGTGGTATAAGAAAACATACGGAGGACAAGGTAAAACTATTGTACGTCCTCAGTTAGTTGCTGTTCAAATACTTGACCTAGTAGAAAGAGAGGACTCACTAGATCGATCTAACGATGCGTTAGCTTTTGAATAGGAGGAAGTATGGAAGATATATTTTCATTTAACGGCACTGAGTATTCTGTAGAAGATTTAAATTCGGAATCTAAATTAATTTTAGAATACATTTTTGAAATTGATAAAGAACTAAAATCTTTAAGGAAGAAAAGTGCTGTCCTTCAAACTGCTTCAAAAGCATACAGCGCAGAGTTAACTAAACACCTAGAAGGTAAAGGCTTAGAAAAGGAGAAATAGTTTTGTTTATTAAACTACATCAGCCTTGTCCTGTTTGTAGTTCTAGCGATGCACTATCTGTTAATGAGGACGGTAGTGCATTTTGCTTTTCGTGCAACACAAGGCTAAGTAAATATCAATACGGAGAAAACGTAGGTGACGAGATGCAAGATTTAAAAGTAATAGAAAAAGAACCACTTACTTTCGCAGAGCAAGGGACGTATGTTCGACTGACTGATAGAGGTATATCAGAACAGACTGCAAGAAAGTATGGTGTTCGCTGCGAGTTAAATCAAGATGGGTCTATAGCTAAACATATCTATCCTTATTACAGAGATAAGGAGATTGTTGCTTTCAAAGAAAGGATTCTTGGTGATACTGGTAAGCAGAATTTTTATAGTAAAGGTAATATTAGAGACAGTGGTTTATTTGGAGAGAACCTATTTCAAGCAGGAGGAAAGTATATAACATTAGTAGAAGGTGAGTGCGATGCTATGGCAGCTTACGAACTACTAGGATCTAAGTGGCCTGTAGTTTCTATCAGATCCGGGGCTGCTGCTGCTGAACGCGATGTCAAAGCATCTTTAGAATACTTAGAAAGTTTTGATACTATTATAATTAACTTTGACGAAGACAAGAAAGGAAGAGAAGCAGCTAAGAAGGTAGCTAGGTTATTGAAGCCATCTAAAGCTAAGTTAATGTCTCTTCCAGAAGAGTTCAAAGATGCTAACGATATGCTAAAGGAGCGTCTACACAAGAAGTATGTTGAAGCTTGGTGGGCAGCTAAAACTTATACACCATCTGGTGTTCTTAGTGTTTCGGAAAACAGGGACAAGTATAAGAATAGAGAGAAGAAAGAATCTATTCCTTATCCTTGGGCAGGATTAAATACTAAGCTAGAAGGAATACGTCAAGGCGAATTAGTTACTCTCACTGGAGGTACAGGGCTAGGGAAGTCGAGTGTTACGAGAGAGCTACAGCACTGGTTAATTAAAACAACATCTGATAATGTAGGAGTAATCGCATTAGAAGAATCTTTTAATAGGACTGTTGACGGTATACTTTCTATTGAGGCTGATGCTAAACTACATATCGATAGAATACGCGAACAGTTTACTGAGGAAGAATTAGATAAATACTTTGACATTCTATATGACGGAGAAAATAAAAACAGAGTTTGGATACACGCTCACTTTGGTGCTAACGACATAGACTCTATCTTTAGTAAGCTTCGCTTTATGATTGTTGGTTGTAATTGTAAGTGGGTATTTATTGATCACCTTCATATGCTTGTATCGTCTTCTCCTGAAGGTGATGAGCGCAGGTCTATTGATTCTATAATGCACAGAGTCAGGACATTAGTTGAAGAGACAGGAACAGGTGTAATACTTGTCTCTCATCTTCGCAGGATAGATGGTAATAGAGGTCACGAGAACGGCATAGAAACAGGTCTAAGCCATTTAAGAGGATCACAAAGCATAGCGCAACTATCTGACTGCGTTATCTCCTTAGAACGTAATCAACAAAGCGATGACCCTATCGAAGCATCTACTACGAGAGTACGGATATTAAAGAGCAGGTATACAGGAGATGTGGGTGTAGCTACTCATTTAGTTTTTGATAATGAAACTGGTAGACTTAGTGAAGTAAAAGAAGGAGATGAAAACTTTAGTCCTTTAGATGAGGAACAATTAACATTCGGAGCATTGAATTTATGAGACTTCTATTTGATATAGAAACAGATTCAGTTGAAGCTACTAAGCTTTGGTGTATTGTTGCTAAAGATATAGATACAAATCAGTTATATATCTTCGGCCCAGATCAACTGCATGAAGGCTGTACGCTATTAAATAAAGCAGATGAACTAATAGGTCACAACATTATAGGATTCGATATACCTGTTATTGAAAGCCTCACCACATTTACAAATTTGTCAGAGGGAAAAAAGATAACAGATACTTTAGTTCTTTCTAGACTATTCAGACCTAGCAGAGAAGCAGGGCATGGTTTAAATCCTTGGGGTACTAGATTAGGATTCAAGAAAATAGAATTTGAAAACTTTGAAACCTTCTCATCAGAGATGTTAGATTACTGTATACAAGATGTTGAATTAAATCACAGAGTTTACAATGCTCTTAAAGAAGAGTCGAAGGGATTTAGTAAGGATTCTGTAGAGCTAGAGCATGAGGTTTATAAGATAATAAAAGACCAACAACACAAAGGTTTTTACTACAATGCTTATGAATCTGATCTTCTATTAGCAGAACTAAGAGAGCAAACATCTAAGATAGAAGATGAGGTTAAGAAAGTATTTAAAGCTAAAGTAACTTCAGTAAAACTAATACCTAAATATACAAAGACAGGAAAGCTTTCTAAGTTAGCAGACACTGAGCATGGCAAAGGTGTTCGTATGACTGAGCAGGAATACAACTCTATGCTTGCAGGAGAAGAAGTATGCAGGGTAGATGTAGTTGAGTTTAATTTAAACTCTAGGCAACAGACAGGAGAATACTTAATAGAGTTTGGTTGGAAACCTAAAGAGTTTACGCCTAATGGTAGACCCATAGTTAATGAGAAGACCTTATCTAAAATAAAAAACATTAAAGAAGCTGACCTAATGAACAGTTACTTAATGTTACAGAAAAGAGTTTCTCAAATAGAATCTTGGAATAAGTTTGTTGGTGATGATAACAGGGTTCATGGTTGGGTTATAACTAACGGAGCAATTACCGGGAGAATGACTCATAGAGATCCTAACATGGCTCAAGTTCCTGCTTGCTCATCTCCTTATGGTAAAGAATGTCGTTCCTTGTGGACAGTCCCAAACGGTTATAAACTTGTAGGTATCGATGCTTCTGGTTTAGAATTAAGAATGTTAGCATCTTATATGAATGATGAGGAGTACACTAATGAAATACTTAACGGAGATATTCATACCGCTAATCAAAAACTTGCAGGACTTGAATCAAGATCTCAGGCGAAGACATTTATATATGCACTCCTCTACGGAGCAGGAGATGCAAAGCTTGGGGCAGTGGTTGGAAGAGGCAGAGAAGCTGGTAAAAGACTTAGAGAATCATTCTTTGCTAGTCTCCCATCATTTAAAACTCTTAAGGATAGAGTATCAAGAGCTTCTGCAAGGGGCTACCTCAAAGGATTAGATGGTCGGAAGCTACTAGTAAGAAGTGAACACTCTGCTTTGAATACATTATTGCAGGGTGCAGGTGCTATAACTATGAAGAAAGCTTTGGTTATCTTTAATAGAAAGTTAAAAGCAAAAGAATTAGATGCAAGATTTGTAGCTAATGTGCATGATGAGTGGCAGTTAGAAGTCAGAGAAGATCAAGCTGATGAAGTAGGAAGACTAGGAGTACAATCTATACGCGAAGTAACTTGTGCTTATGAATTAACTTGTCCTTTAGATGGAGAATACAGTGTCGGAAACAACTGGGCAGAAACGCATTGATGAGATAAAAATAGAAAGAATAGAAAACGAACAATCTGAATACAATAAAGGCAGGGGTAGTTTTTTTATTGAATTTACAGACGATACATCTATTCAGTATGAATCTCGTTGTGAACTATATAACAAAGAAAAGAAAACATTATGGATACACGCAAATCCAGAAGAAGTAAATATAAGTTTATTTTATAAAGGCTTTGAAATGGGGTTTAATTCTGAAAATGAAACAGGAATTTTTTTGGGTGTAGATGGTAACAAAGTTATTTATGATAAAAATTTATTTTCAGAACACCCTTTGCAAGAAACTTTTGAATGGAGTAAAAAAGGAGAGTAGAATGGAACCACTTGAGCAGAAACTTACTGAGATTAAACAGCTAAACATGTTTGATAATATAAGTCCTTACAAACTACATAGGAAAAATGATCCAGAAACAAGCAAAGAGGCTGCATATTCTATGCCTCTTTCTAAAAGACGAGCTTTTGTTTTTAATTTAATTGAAAAGGCAGGATTTAAAGGAACAACTATCAGAGAAATGACTAAACAATTTCCTGATATGCCCTCTAGCTCTATAACTTCTAGACCTAATGAGTTAGAAAAACTAAATCTTATCTTTTATGCAGGAGATAAACGAAATGGCTCAAGAGTAATTCGACATATTAAATATAAAAAAGGAGAGTAAAATGGAAGAAGTAATTATTAGAATAGACAGTGAGACTTTAGGCACAGATGGGCCAGATAAACAGCTTTTAGGAAAGCTTACTATTCTTAATTATCACGAAGATGACTTTCAAAAAAAACTTAGTGCTGTTACAGATTCATTAAGAGATATTTATGAAGGTTATATAGATGGTTCTATAACCATAACTGTTATTAATAAGTTTGAACACATTAATGTATAAGGTGATTTTATGCAGCATTCTGATTCTTCAAATCGAACTGGAGACATAGCAGAACATTATGCAGTTACATGGCTCTGGGACAACGGCTATGAAGTATTTAAAAATTGTGGTTGCACTGGCCCTATTGATATAATTGCTAAAGATAATAAAGGTAATTTACTTTTGTTAGATGTAAAAACATTATCAATAGATAGTCGAACTTGTTCTTATGTAATCAAAAATAACAGAACTAAAAAACAAATTAAACTAGGCGTACAGTTAGTCGGCTTTAATCCTGAAACAAGGAAGCTTCACTTTGTTAAACATAGAAAGGTAAAATAATATGTCTCAACAAAAAGATCTAGATGATCTTATAAAAGATATTTATTCAGTTATAGAAAAACTTTCTGATAATGAAAATATAATTATACCTGAAGATCTTATAGAAGATTTTGGAGAACGTATAAAGTCTGCTTTAGTTCATTGGTGTACTCCTAAGAAACAGTCTAAAGGTTTAAGAATGAGTAACCTTGGAAGACCTGCTAGGCAGCTTTGGTATGAGGCTAATAGAAAAGAAGAAGGTACTAAATTAAAAGCATCTACTCATATTAAATTTTTATACGGGCATTTACTAGAGGAGCTTATATTATTACTAGTTAAACTATCAGGTCATACTGTCACTGAAGAACAGAAAGAAGTTGAAGTAGATGGTATAAAAGGACATATTGATTGTAAAATAAATGGTGAAGTAGTAGATATAAAAACTTCTTCTAATTTTGGATTTAAAAAGTTTAAAGAGGGTACTCTCTACAATGATGATCCTTTTGGATATATGCATCAGCTTTCTGCTTACGAAGAGGCAGAAGGAACTGAAGAAGGAGGCTTCTTAGCAATCAATAAAGAAACAGGAGAGCTTGCTTTTTTTAGACCGGGGTACTTGACAAAACCTAATATCAAGGATAGAATAGATAATCTAAAGATTGAAATATCCTCAGATTCTCCTCCTGAAAGATGTTACAAACCTGTTGCTGAAGGTAAAAAAGGTAATCTTAAATTAGCTACAGGTTGCGTTTATTGCGCTTTTAAAAAAGAATGTTGGTCTGATGCAAACAATGGTAGAGGACTACGAGCATTTAGGTATGCTAATGGAGCTAGATATTTAACAAGAGTTGCATCTATTCCTAATGTTCCTGAGATACTAATATGAAAAAACATAAACTAAAACAAATAGAATCAAGAACAAAAGAACTACTTGTTGATTGGATGAAAACTTTAGTTTCAGAAGAAGAAGCAAAAATATTAAACACTTCTAATATTTTATCGTATATACCTAAGTCTAATCCTTATATGAGAACAGATACAGGTAACAGGTTAACTGCTTACTCTCCTAAATGGATAAGAAAACAATTAAAATCTATGGTAAAACAAGACCCTTCACTAGACGTTACATTAGTAACATTAAAAACATTAAATAAAATAGTAGAAACTCAAAGAACTCTGTCTAATACGGAGGTTTACTAATGCCTTACAGAAAACCTAGAGTACCTAGACCCAGAGAAAAAAACTTAGTTAAAGGCTATGATTCTTCTTTTGAGTATGAGCTTCATTCTACAATATTAGAAGATTGGGAACATCATCCAGATACAGTAGGTTATACTGTAGAGCATAAGTATCATCCTGATTTTGTAAGAAAGATAGATGGTAAGACTATTTTATTAGAAGCTAAAGGCAGATTCTGGGACTATGCAGAGTTTAATAAATACGTCTGGATTAAAAAAGTACTACCTGAAAACACTGAGTTAGTATTTTTATTTGCAGATCCTTCTGCTCCTATGCCACAAGCTAAACGAAGAAGAGATGGAACTAAACGTAGTCATGGTGAGTGGGCTTCTGCTAATGATTTTAGATGGTTTAGTAGATACAGTATACCTGACGAATGGATTAACCTTAAACAGAGAGACAAAGAAGATGAGTGAGTACACACTAACAATGGGTAATGGTACTAATGACGATCAAATGATATACGCACATACTGGGTGGGATAAAGCATCTGATGCAATAACTGAAGCAGTAGATCATCCTCCTCATTATAACAAAGGCAATATAGAGACTATAGATTATATAGTAGATGTGCTAGATACTGAGGGTGCTTTAATGTATTGTCATGGTAATGTGTTAAAGTATACTGGTTCAAGATTATTTAGTAAAGATAAACCTATAGAGGATGCAAGGAAAGCTATTTGGTATTTAAATAAAATAGTAGAATTGCTAGAAAAAAATGACTAACGAAAGAAAAGAAAAAAGAAGAAACAGATTTAACAGAAAGAAAAAGTTTAATAAATCTAAATCAGCTACAGAACATAAACAAGTTAAAAGGAAAAGTGATGGACAAGTATCAACAATTCATACACAAGAGTAGGTATGCTCGTTGGATTCCTGAAGAAAATAGACGAGAGACTTGGAGCGAAACAGTAAATCGTTATGTTAATTTCTTTGAGGAAAGAGGGCAAATAAACAAAGAAGACGCAGCCCAATTATATAACTCTATACATAATTTAGATGTTATGCCTTCTATGCGATGTATGATGACAGCAGGTGAGGCTCTTAAACGAGATAACGTAGCAGGATTTAACTGTAGTTATCTTCATATAGATAGTCCTAGATCCTTTGATGAGTTGATGTATGTTCTTATGTGCGGTACTGGAGTAGGCTTTAGCGTAGAAAGAAAGTTTGTAAATAAACTCCCTGTAATAGCTGAGACATTTCATAAGACAGAAACTACTGTTGTTGTAGCAGATAGTAAAATAGGTTGGGCATCTGCATATAGGGAACTAATAAGCTTGTTATATGCAGGTAAGATACCTAAGTGGGATATGTCAAAGATTAGACCTGCTGGATCTAGACTTAAAATATTTGGAGGTAGAGCTAGTGGCCCAGAACCTCTAGATGATTTATTTAATTTTACTGTAGGAATATTTCAAAAATCAGCAGGAAGACAGCTTAATTCTATAGAGTGTCACGATCTTTGTTGTAAGATAGCAGATATAGTTGTGGTAGGTGGAGTAAGACGTTCAGCACTTATTAGCCTGTCTAATTTATCTGATCCTCGTATGGCTAAAGCTAAATCAGGTCAATGGTGGGAGACAGAAGGGCAGCGTAGGCTTGCTAATAATTCTGTAGCTTATACAGAGAAACCAGACTTTGAAGCTTTTCTTAGTGAGATGCAAACCATCTACGAAAGTAAAGCAGGTGAAAGAGGCATCTTTAGTAGGGTAGCTGCACAGAAAATAGCAGGAAGAAATGGACGTAGAGATCCTGATAAAGACTTTGGTACTAATCCTTGTAGTGAGATTATACTTAGGTCTAATCAGTTCTGTAATCTATCAGAGGTGGTTGTAAGACCTAAAGATACTACAGCAGATCTAAAAGAAAAAGTTCGTATAGCTTCTATTATAGGTACACTACAGGCTACACTTACTGACTTTCGATATCTTAGAAATATGTGGAAACGTAATACAGAAGAAGAAGCATTACTTGGTGTAAGCTTAACCGGGATAATGGATCACCCGGTATTAGGAGGCAAGAACCCTCAAGCATTAGAAAGAGTACTAAAGGAACTTAAAGATGTTGCAATTGCTACTAACAAAGTTTGGGCAAATAAACTTGGAATTAATCAATCAACCGCTATTACTTGCGTTAAACCAAGCGGCACTGTTAGTCAGCTTGTTAATTCTGCTTCTGGCATTCATCCTCGTTTTTCAGAACATTATATTAGAAGAGTTCGGAGTGACAGAAAAGATCCTCTTGCTATGTTTATGGCTAATAGTGGTTTTCCCTTTGAGCAGGATGTTCACTCACCAGAATCTTTGGTATTTTCTTTTCCTGTAAAATCACCTAGAAAAAGCGTTACTGTTAGACAAGTAGGAGCTATGGAGCAGTTAGAATTGTGGAAAGCTTATCAGAATTATTGGTGCGAACATAAACCTAGTATAACTATATACTATACAGATGATGAGTTTCTTCAAGTAGCTCAGTGGATCTGGGATAACTTTGATCTATGTAGTGGTATATCTTTACTTCCTTATAGTGATCACGTATATCAACAGGCTCCTTATGAAGAAATTGATAAAGATAAGTACACAGAGTTGCTTAAAGATATGCCTAAAGATATTAATTGGGAAGATTTAAAAGATTTTGAATTTGAAGATAATACTACAGGCTCTCAAGAACTTGCCTGTGTAGGAGGAGCTTGTGAACTCTAAGGAAGGAAATCTTCTATCCTTTAGAATTCTTGTCGATGAAACAGGAACTATCGTTACTGAACTTAGCGGTATTCCTGTTGACAAGATAGAAAAAGTATTTAAAAATAACGAGTACATAGTAGTTAAAAAAATAGTTACAGACGCTAGAAGAAAACTAAAAGACATGCATCGTTATTTAGAAGATGAACTAAACAACCTAAATTAAATTAAATCCCATCCGTGGTTAGCTATAGCATTTAATATAATAAAGATACAAGTAGCCATGTGTGTTAGCCACCATATTGTTCTTATTGTTGCTATTGCATCTGCTTGTGTGTCTGTTTCGCCAACCTTCTCTCCTAAAGATTTAGCCCAGACTCTCCACCATTTTTTCATTTAACAATACTAAGATGCATTTTTTGTTTTGAAAGAACTTGTTCACTTGTATATAATACAAAATCAGAATGTTTTGTAATCAACTTAAGTAAATGAATACTATGTTCTTTATCTTTAGAAGCTACATAAGCAGTACTTAAATAAGACATTGCATCTGTATTTAAACGTATTGTACTTACTTCTGGAGCTTCTACAATATTTATTAATTCTTCCATATAAATTCCTTACCACTTTACTTTGTCTGCCCAATAAGCTGCTGACATTTTTCCTTTAGAAATATTTTTCCTATGTCTAGCTTTAAAAGACTTTCGCTTGGCCTTCATTCTAGCAGATTCACCTGCCTTAGGTTTACCTGCTGTCGAGGCTCCTTGTTCTCCAAACCTAATTGTTTTAACTTTGTCTCCTTCTTTCGCCACAACCACATGACTCTTCTTCGGGTGTTTCGGTGTACGCTTCGGTTTGTTATAGCCACTAACTCCTGCCCTCGCTAGTCTAGGATCACGTTTAGATTTACCACCTTTCTTATATTCTTCTCTCATGATTTTTTCCTATAAGATCTGGTTTTCTTTGAAATCTTTTTAGGCTGCTTACTGTGCTGCTTACCTTTCTTTGTATCTTCTCTTTTCTTTTTAGTAGTAGCAGCATACTCTTTAGCAGATAAAGCTTTTATAGCCTTTTCAGGTAAATATCTTTCGCCTGTTTTAGCACTAGGCTTGCCAGATTTAGTACGCCATTTTTGTTTAGTCCAAGCTTTAAGACTTCTTTGACTTTTTTTGAGTGCCATTATTGATTATGCCTTCTATCTTTTTGTTGTTTAATATAAAGAGCTTTTTTCTTTTTAGTTTTTCTTTTTTGCTGTTGTAGTTTTTTTGCCATGTTGTTTTCTTATAGCCTCTTTACCACGTTTAGCTATAGCAGCCTGTTCAGTTTTACCTGCTACTTTGGCTCTTTGTTCCATAACGGTAAGGATTTGAATTTTTCTAGCAAAAGGTTTGTTAACTCTTTTAACTTTAGCCACAGTTGCTCTAGCATCTGTCGGAGTTTTATAAGATATTGAGACAGTATCTTTTGGATTTTCATCAGTGTATAACCTCCTTCCACTACCTTTAGGTTTTTTACCTGTACCTACTTTAGGATCTTTTTTTCTTGCCATTAGTATGCATCTTTTGAACAGAAAAATTAGCAGTAAGACTTGCACCTTTATGAGGTACAAATTTACCTGTATGCTTCATAACTTTAAAAGACCCATCACTTTGTTTCATCCAGTGATAGCCTTTAGGAGCTTTAACTTTCATGTGTATCCTCCTCCTGCATCTTTATAAGCTTTAGCTAACATTTGAGCTTTACGTGCTGACCACTGACCAGCTTTACCGCCCTTAGAACCTGCTTTAATGCGATTAAACTGACGCTTACGCATTGTAGGCTTAGTATAGTTACCTGCTTCATTAACTTTAGATTTAGCTTTCTTTTTAGCTTTGGGCATTTATAACCTCCATTACTGCAACTAACATAGTGGATAATGTTCCTATAGCTCCACCCATATATTGAAACCATCTTTGTACTTGTTTAATAGTGGCTGCATCATCTAGTTTCTTTTTACGTTCTTCTGCTGCTCTAACTTTTTTACATTGTGCTTGAAACCGTAGCCAATCATCGTATAATCCCGGTCTTCCTGCATAGATCATCCATTCTCTTATCCACTCTTCTTGTTTGCGGAGCTTTTCAAGATGCATAAAGTTTTCTAGTTCTGATTTTTTTCTACTTCTTTTGTTTGATCTTCTAGCGATAATAGACTTGCAATTAAAGTAGGTAGCACAACTGCCAGATACATCATAAAGTTCTCTTCCATTTTGCAAAGCATTCTTTATAACTCCAAAAGCTTTGTTGGCTTCTTGGATTTCTGCTAACATACATTAGTTACCACCTATACAAAGTATAAATCATTTGTTCTATTTCTCGTCTATCGGCCCAACCACAATTTTTTACTGCTCTGCCGCCTCTAGATTCACAATACCAAATTTTGTCGCCTAACGGTCTTGTATATTTATTTAATTCTGCTTCTTCCTGTACTGGTGCAGAACTACAACCAGCTATTAATAAACATAATATTACTGCTCTCACTTGTTCTTTTTCCTCCTTTGTTTTGTACCATTATTTACCTACTCCTTTAACTCTTTCCATAGTTCTCATACCGCCTAGCCCAAGCATTCCCATCAGAACAGGCAGCATAGTTCCTGTATCTGCTTGAGGTATTACTATACCTAATGGTGCTGCCATAGGAGATATAAGGAAGTTAACTGCAAAGCCTCCTACGCAAACCCACGCAGTTGCCGGTCTCCAACTTGATTGAAACCAGTTACCTTTAGCTTCTTCCCTGTTAACAGCTATTTGTGCTAAAGCTATTTCTTGAGCATGGCGTTCTGCCATACTGCTTAACTCAGCGGCAATCTTCATCTTCTCGTCAGCATCAGGTATAAATTTATCTAGCAATCCTGCTACTGGCCCGACCAATGCTTGTAACATTTACTCTTCCTCTTCTTCTTTTTCTTCTGGTTTTTCTACTGGCTCATTTATTATATGACCTATAACTGTTTTTTCTTTTGGATCTACCATCATAGGTTTGCAATAAGCTTTTATAGGTTTATAATACTTTTGATCTCTACTAAGTTCTTGTGCATTATATCTACACTCCTGCAATTGAAGATAGTAGTTAGATGGTTTTTCGTATATATCGCCATCCAGTAAAACGATCAAGGCAAAAGCCAGTATTGGTTTTGACATTCATTTACTTTCTCTGCTCTAACATTATATTAATTAGTTGAGCTAGTTTTTCATCAGAAGCTTTAGCAGTCTCTTGTTGATTAGCAAGACTCTGTGAGATATTCCTGATAGCCTGTGCATTAAGTTGAGTGCTAGTTCCGTTATGCATAGACCTTTCTGCTGTTTCTTCCACTATTTTTTCTATACGCTCTACTTCTTCTGAAGTTGCTTGTGCTGAAGCTTGAGCAGCACCATAGCTGATAGCTCCTACAAAGGCACTTATAACGAATGGTAAAGCCCATGTAGGCACTCTAATTGATTCTGACATCTTACCCCTCCTATATAGATTCTAAACGGCTACAGAGCCTCTCAGCCCTATTACCTACCTGCTCATACCATAAACTATCTCTAGCTTCTTTTCCTGCTTCTACCCAGTTATGTTCTTCTAAGTAACTGATAGTCTTTTTAAACTTAGAAAATCTAGGTCTTCCTAAATTAAACATCATATTAACACATATTTCTTTTACTTCTCCCGGAAATAAACTCCAGATACTAATACTAAACATTTCTTTACATTCATCTATAGCTATATCTAAGTCTCTATCAAAGCATATTTCTACTCTATCTTGAGATACTTCAGTTCCTTCTGGTTGATCGTACTCAGGGTCATCTTTAGTTATTAAATGTCCTACCCCAAATGTAGGGTAGCCTAAATGGTCTAGATATATTTCGTACTTTACACCTTCGTCAATCTTTAACTGCTCAAATACTCTTTGCCTGTCCATTCTAATTTTAATATCCTCTTGCTTGTTCGCTTTCTGTTTGAGTCATATACATAGCTGTTTTATTTTTTATATAGTCATCAATTACTGCTTCAGCTTCTTTAAGATTTTTAGCTTTTATTTTAGAACCTAAGTTATTGTTAAATACATCCATTTCTCTACCAACAGGGTCTGTAATTTCTCTAGCGTTTGCAGCCTTTAATGCTAAAGAAGGATTTTTAGTTAATGAAGTAATATAACCTAACGCTAAATGACCAGCAGCATCACCTTGACCATCTAGAGCTCCGGGATATTTATATCTTAAACTTTTAGCCCAATCTAAGTTTTCTTTAGATATTCCTACAAGACTAGCTACTTTATTATCAAGTATTTTTTTAATATCATATTTTTCTGTTCCACCTTTGTTTTTCTTTACACGACCACCAGCCCCAAACCCTAAACGCTTAAGAGGATCTGCTTCATCTTCATTATCTTGAAAGGCTGGCCCTGCTGTTTCAGTGTAAGGCAGACCTGTCAGTTTATTTATACGCTCATCAGGTTCTACAGGTGCATTAGGTACATTGACCTCACCACCTTTAGCCTTAGAAAGTCTTTCTTTTGCTGCTCTAAAAGACTCTGCTTCAGTAAGAGAAAGATTTGAATTTTTTAAAACATCATTAATGTAATAAATTCTTCTTTGAGCTTCAGATAAATTACTATAAAAGTCTGCTCTTTCTTTATCTGTTTTAAATTTATCCATAACATCAAGAGATCTACTTTCATAATAATTAAGTTCTCGTTCAGGTTCAAATTCTTCACTCATTAAACTTAAAGCTTTTTCTGAAGAAAAACCATTTTCTTTTAATATCTTTAGAGTTCTATCAAACCCTAATAATCTAAGGGCAGACTGAGTTGCTATATTTATATCTGCTTGATTTTGATAAGCAGCAGAATTAGTATTTAAAAAATCTTGTACTAATTCATCAGTGCTTGCAGCATGAGTTAATCTATCTTTTTGATTTCTTTTCTTTAATAGTTTATAGTTATGTAATAAAGATTCAAAACCTCTTTCTGGATCTTTTAAATCCCAGCGTAAACCTAACTGAGATAACCATTCTGCATTAGCGTCTTTATACTGAACATCATAACCCGGTATATTTTGTTCAGCTTTATAAAGCTTGTCAAGACTTAAAAAAGTTTGAGGTAAAAAAGTTTTAGCCATATTCATACCGATTCTTTTATAATCAAAGCCTAAAGGATTAATTATAGAATCGCCATCTTTTTGAGATCTTATTTGTCTTCCTTGAGAATCTCTTCCATCTGTACTTAACCCTGATTCAAACATAGATTGAAAGGTACTAAAAGCTATTGAGGTTTGAATAAAAGGCAACAACATTTCTTTAAATCCCTGTGTACCTGCATTTATAAGTTTTCTTTCTAACTCTTCTCCTTTTAAATTTCCAGAAGCTATCTCATTAAAAAAGGTTCTAGCAAAAACGTGTATATAATCATATGAGTTTAAAAATTCTGTATTTAAACCAAACAATGATCCATCTTCATCTCTTGAATAAATCATATTACTTCCATCTGAAAATGGTCCAGAAGTTAATATTCTGTAATCTTCTACTTCTTGTTCACTCATTCCTAAAGCCATTTGAGATGCTTTAGCAGCACCAAACCAAGCAGCATTAGTTCCTACAAAACCTGAAAGTCTTTGTAGTCCTCTTGCTTTTAATACAGCATTTCCTGATAGTATTTCTCTATTTGCTTGTTTAACTATATGATAACTTGTTCTAAGTATTTCAGCAGGAAAAGCTACAAAGTTTCCTACAGGTAAATTACGCATTGCCTTTAATCCTTTCGGAATAGCATCATAATTAGGCATAGTATTTCTAACTAGTTGTGCTGCTTCTTCTTTTAAAATTCTTATATCAACATTTGGATTAGCTTCTTTTAAAGTAGCTAACTCGCTTTCAAAATAATTTATTTTATAAAAATCATCAGAACCCATATAAAGTTCGTTAGGTTTATTAATTAAAGCATCTCCTAACTTACTTTTAGCTAGTTGTTGAGTTTTATAACCTATAAAAGAAAGTTTTTTATTAAAAAGAGTAGCTGATAAACCAGTTTCTAACATTTCTCTAAACTGATTAACTTGAACTGAAGTGTTTATAACTCCTAAACCTAAGAGCTCTTCATAATAAGCATTTAATTTCTTTTGATCTATATTTTTCTTTAAAAGTTTTCCCGGTAATGTAAGAGTTCCTGCCCTAAAAATTGAGGGTTGATCAAATATTTTATTAGCTATTGTTTCACCGCCAGTTCCAAATAGCTGTTTAAATACAAGACCATTAGCTAATCCAAACTGATACCCTCCCATAATATTTCTAGCATGAGTAACGTGACTATAAGTAGTTTTCATAGACTGAGCAAATCCTTTTAAACCTACTAAAGATTTAAAAAAGTTACTTTCTTCAATCCAACGATACATTTCTTCTTCGTTATTTAATACCATTGAAATTTCAGG